TTTCTTCCCTCCATTACGGAATATTTGTGTTCCCTTTATTCCAAATACGCTTGCGACCACCAAAATCCACAAATTGGTGAACCATTTTGGCAGATTCGAGAAATGCTCGAAGAAAATATTTATCTTGTCCATAGCACTCGGATCGTTCGACCACACCCCATATGCGAGCACAATTATGGGCAAAGTTAATATCGCAAGGACGATTTCGTCCTTATAATCGTTTTGTCGTGCTTCTAACAATTTACCCTGGTAAGCTTCCTCACCTCGAGACATCTTAACTGCATGCATGTGTTGTGCATCAGCCATAGCCATTTTTGTCTCTTGACGTTTTTTGTAAATATGGGAACCAGCGTTTAAAGCTAACTTAGCTAGACTGAACCAAGCCATTTTAGTACCAAGTTGCTTTAACTGGTTTCTTATCTTTTCTAAGTGCTTTAGTACCTTTTACAGTAACTGTTTGTGATTCTCTTGGATTAGTTGCTTCAATTGTTGCAGCTTGTGCATAACCATCTTTTCCAGACCATGGGTCTTTAACAATTTTAGGTTCTTGAACGTAACCAGATCCTTTTTGCCAATCTTTTGACATTAAGCTAAACCTCCACCTCTGAATGCTTTACCTAATCCTCTTTTAGCAATTCCGCCGCCTTTAAGTTCGCCACGGATTCTGCTTTTCTCATCTCTTAGATTTCTTTTACCTTTTCTAGTAAATGCTCTTTCAGCATCCACACGACCAAGTTCTTCTAGTCGATTTTCTCTTCTAGTGTTTGCCATAATTATTTATCCATTGTTCCGACAGCAGAATAAGCTCTTTTACCTGCAGCTTTTTCTGCGCCTTTAGATTCATCTCTTCGTGCTTTGAAGCTTTGAGACTTAGTAGACTCAGCACCTCTTCGTGCACCTAAAGATTCATCTAATCTTGCATCGTAACCTTGTTTCTTTGCAGAACTAGATTTTCCACCTTTGTCGTAAGGAAATCTAGATTTATAAGGTCTTGTGCCAAAATCGTTTCTCATAAGTTTTCTCCTAATATTTATTTTTTACTCTAAATAGGTTTGCAAGTCCACCACTATTTAATTGTTGGTTTTCCCAGCCTGATTTTAAGCCTTGATATATAGCTTGTCTAGCTCTAATTTCCGCCATCCAGTCTCTTGGATCCCATACACCTTGCATATCTTCTCCTTGAGCAAATTCTTCATCTACTGCACCAGTTACTGGATCATAGATAGGACCGTCTCCTTTTTCATCATCATCATATTTGTATTTAGCTTTTTGCTTTTCAAGATGTAACCATAATTGATCATATAAGGGATCATTCGTTCCTGGAGGTCCTCCAGCTAAGCCAAGATCTTTTAAATCCTGCATAAAAGCATTCATATCGCTGCTTCGTTTTATTCCTTTGAAAACTTCTTTAACAATTCCACTGAAGCTACTTAGCGCATAAAGATTCTTAATAGTATCCCATGCCGAAGGGTCTACATAACGTTTCCAATCGCCTTCAAGTTTATCTTTTATTTGTGTTTGTAATACTTGTTGTTTATTTTGTAAGTCTCTTAGACCATAATATTCTGTTGGTCTGTCCTCTTCTTGTGTTTTAATTAATTCCTGCATTTCTAATTTTTTTAAATCTGCAGGACTAATATATCCTGGTCCACTTTCTTCTCCTGGTGGAGCATGATCATCTTTAGTTGGTGTTGGTGTTGGTGTTGAAGTTGATGGTGCAGAATAAGTTGAAGCAATTCCTGGATGAGCATGACCACGGTCAGGTTCATCTCTTGGTCCTCTGTCTGAACCTGGAGCATCTCTCCCACTTCCTAATGAAGTAGCTCCACCACCTGGTGGTTGATATTTTGATCTGGTACCGTCTGGATTTTTCTTTGCTAATAAATCTGTAGCTGTATGAGGTCCAAGTCTAACATTCCCACCCTCTTTAGCTCTAAATAAACTTTTTACTCCATTTGGTTCATCAAAGGCAGCATTGTAATCTGTTAATTCAATATCATTGCCATCATCGGAAATAATTTCTTCGCTTTCGTTAATATCTAAAATACCACCGTGCGCATAATCTCTTTCCCAACGTTTTGCAATTTCTGGGTGGTTAGCGTGTAAGTATCTTCTTTGCTTTTCAGATTGAAAAGGCATTAGCTTCTTGGACCTTTAAGTGTTTTAACATCCCTTCGTTTCATAACATCGGATCTTGCTTTTGCACGATTAGACATTCTTTGTTTTTCGATAGAAGTTTTTGCACGAAGTATGGCAAGATCTTCGTTTTGGTCCATCTTGTCATCTTGAATATCTCTGTTCATTAACAGTTTAGATTTATCTAAATTAATTCTAGCTTCATCTTCTTGTTGTTTTCTTTGATTATCCTGAGCTTTAAGATCTAGTTCTCTTGCTCTAAGTTTAGCAATTGGATCATTACCAAAGTCTCCGCTTACTTTTTTCTCTTCTGCTAAGAAATCTTCCATCATTTCAGCGATTAGAATTGCTTTTCTAGATTCTATTTCTAATAGTAATCTATCTAATTCACCTTGAACTGCGGGATTCTGAGCTACTTGTGGATTAGTCTGCATCAATTGTTGCAGTTCTTGAATTTTAGTTAATTTATCTCTCATTTCCATTTGTACTTGTTCATCTGCCATTAAAGAAATATGTTCAAATATATTTTTCTCTAAGGAAGAAGTGATCATTGGATTATTTTTTGCCATCGCTGTCGCCATAAAAGCTACGTGAGCAGCAATATGCGCTTGGTGGTCCTGTCCAGTAAAAGCCTGGAAAGGTTTACCTGCCATAGCATCGATATGTTCGATCGCTGGATTTTTAGGAGCCGGCGGTGGAGGAGGTGGTAATACTTGATCGATATTCTTAACGCCCATTGCGGCATACATGTCTCTATAAGCCTCATACATATTATGCATCTTAGGATTAGACTGAGCTAATTGTAATTCTGTTTGTGCGGTTGCAATCCTTTGTGTCATTGAAAAAATATTTGGATCAGCAACGGGTAGTATGTCAATTTTGTCATCAAAGTCAGTTTGTTTAATTTCTCGTTCTCCACCTACAACATCGTACGGATAAACCGGCGGCAAGTAAGTTGAAAAAACATCAGACAATAAAACAAACTCTTGTTTCATGGCAGCATACAATCGTTTATGGATTGCTGACATTACCCTGGAGCCACGCTCTAAAAGGGCTACGGTCGTACCAACAGCAGCCTGCTGGTTCCCGTCACCGACCTGCATGTCAGCAATGGACGCGAATCTCTGTCCTGCCTCAACACAAATTCCCATCAACTGCAATAACGTCTGTGATGGTTCTTTGTATGGCAAATTCATAAAAGCATCTCTTAGATTTCCACCCGGAGCGTCTACATCACGCCATTCACCCGGTTGTAGAGATTGGGCATCATCTCTAACTCTGATACCCCTCTGTTTAAATCCTGAAGGTAAATTGGAGAGTGTACCTGCATCTATGAGTTGACGAAGAGCAGACGTTGCTGCTTTTGTTAGACCGCCAATCATATGGATTAATCCAAAGCCGTAAAATCCTAGTCCAGGCAGAAATTTAAAATGGACAAAATATTGGACCTTTTCTTTTTTTGGATCATCTAGTCTGTAGTTTCTTCTAATTGATAATACTTTTCGCGTACCATTGTCTATAGTCACAATGTAGGGAACTTTAATACCTGTAGGCATTCCGTCTTCGCCTCTTTCTTCAAAGCCTTCAATCTCCAGATCAACATGGCATTCAATCAAAGTATAAATTGGATTATTTTTCTGATAGCCTGTTGCGCTAGTTCCTTCCAGCTCTCGTTCTTTTTTCTTAAGTTCAGTTTCTTCGTAGTAAGGTTTTCCGAGTTCTATATCTCTATAAAATCCAGAAACTTGCTGCTTACGCAAATCATTTGCTGAAATTTTTAAAACATGACAAATGGCATCCGTATCCTCTAATGAGGTAGCTGAATACGGAACCACTAAGTCATCTGCAGTGACGAACTTTGATACAGCTCGTCCCAGTAAATCGTCGTAATAAACTTTTTTAAAAGTTGAACCTGCTAGTGGCAGGTAAAATAACATCTGATCAAATTCAGGTTCAAATTCTTTCATAACATCCATCAACTGATAGTTCATGAAATTTTTA